ATGCGGGCACACGCCGAAGCTGTACGCGATCGATGACCAGCCCTTGGTCTCCATGTGGTAGCGGCGCACCGAATCCCAGAAGCTCACGCAGCGGGAGTGGTCGCGGCCGACGCAGTTCGCCGGCGGGCCGTTGTGATGGATCGTGAAACCACGACGCATGGTCGAGCTCCTCAGGCAGCGATCCGGGACCAGAGCCACTCGGCCTGGGACTGGGCGTGGATGGCTGCAGCGATCGAGGTGTCGTCGTGGGTGACGGCACCGAGCGGGATGGCCCGCACCCCGGTGAGGGCGACGAAGGCGTCGATGTCGGCCGGGAGGACGACGGCGTCGGTGGTCGAGTACCAGATGCGGTACTTGTCCTTGAGCTCGGCGATCAGTGCCGCGGGTGCGGTCGCTGACGGGTCACGGTTCGGCTTGGCCGTGTCCCACGCAGCACCGCCGCCGTATGCGGTGTCGATGAGGGCGCCGATACCTGCGAGGTCGCGGTCGTGGAGGGCGTCAGCGGCCACCACGGGCGCTTGGAGCACGACGCCCTTGACGAGCGTCGGATTGCGCCAGGCGTAGTTGAGGGCCCCCATGCCGCCCATGGAGCGGCCGATCATCACCATGCGGGACAGGTCGGCGCCGAGGTTCGCTGCCGCCCACGTGCGGACCTGGTCGACCCGGGTGAGGAACGTGTCGTTGCCCCACGTGTTCGCTCCCCCGAGGTCGGCGCACACGACGACACAGCCGGACTCGGCGAGGAGGTTGAGATCGCGGCGTTGGGCGAGCGGCCCGTACGTGAGGGCGCTAGCGCCGGCGCCGTGGCAGACGAGGACGAGAGGCCCGCCGGTCGAGTAGCTGTTGGCGACGATGGTCATGTCGCCTTCGGAAGCGACGTACCGGCCGGTGCCGGTCGTGCGGGCGACCACGGTCAGACCGCCAGGGCGGTGCAGAGGGTGATGCCGTTGGTGCCGCCGACCACGACGACGTTGCCGGCGTCGCCGTTGACGCCGACCTGGTAGGAGCCGGCGGAGTGGGCGGGAAGCCGGCCGACGAACGGCACAGTGATGCCGGTGTTGGCGGCGCCCGCCCGGGCGTTGCCGAGGCCCTTGGTGCTGGCGAGCGCCGTGACCCCGACAGCGGCGATCCCGGCATAGAGGATGGCGTTCGCCACGGTGGTGTGGAACATGTTGACCCACCCCATGAGGAGGAGCGGCTGAGCGAGGTCGGGCACGTCGACGATGAAGTCGGGGACCGGCACGAACGTGAACCCGGACACGGCGAGGTTGGCCGAGTTCGAGGCGGGGGCGAACGAGTCCTTCTCGTTCGAGGGCTCAGTGGTGGGCAGCGCGACGAGGGGGTCGGAGCGGATGTCGGCGAGGTTGTAGGGCCCGCCCCCGGACGGGACGACGATGTCGTGAACGGACTGCGTGCCGTCCGTCGCTGTCTCGGTCACCCGGTACTTGGTGTTCGCCGGGCTGATCGCCGTGTTGGCGACCAGATCGGCGGTCCAGATCCCAGTGACGGCGTCGACATCGACCGCATGCCCACCCAGAACTTCGATGTCGGTGGCCGTCTCGAAGGCGGGGCTGGTGTTCAGGACGATCGACACCCGGGGCTTGGCGAGGACCTGGCCGGGCTTCTTGGCGGTGTTGGTGACGACGGGCATCAAACCTGCTCCAGGATCGTGACTACCAGGTTGGTGTGGACTCCCTCGACGACCACGTTGGCTGCGGTGGTGGCCTCGAGCTTGAGGGTGTGTGACCCGGCGGTGGTGAGGGTTCCTCGCCAGGTGTGGCTGCCGGGCAGCCGGTCCGTCGCGGTGCCCGACCGGTAGATGATCAGGCCTGCTTGGTCGACGCCGTCGACGTCGAGGCGGATCTGGCTGTCGCCTCCCGGGACCCCGGTCGGGTTGAAGTCGACGTTGCCGGTGGCGATGAACACGGCGCCGTCGGTCTCGGTTGTGAGGGTGATCGAGCAGCCGGGGATGTCGGCTGTCGTCGCTGCGGCGACGCTGCCGGTCGCTGGTTCCTCGTACGTCTTGGGTTGGAGACGGTTGAGCTTGGCGGCGGTGACGGTCTCGCCGGCGGCGAAGGACATCGGTCGTGACTCCTAGAGCGCGACGCGCATCGGGCTCGTGAGAGCGACGGCGCTACCAGCGGTGTGCGACTTGGCGACGTTGTTCACGGCCCGCGTGACGGACCAGGTCTGCAGGTCTTGGCGGATGACCAGCACCCGGGCGGAGACCACAGCTGCCAGCCCGCCGGTCACCACGAACGAGCTCGCCGCTACCGGGGCCTTCGTGGTCTGGATGAGATACGCCCACGTGATGCCTTGGTCGTCGCCGGTGGTGGTGTCGGGTTCACCGATCTCTGTCGACCCGGCCGGTGGGGCGACGCTCGTCCAGTCGTCCCGCTTCCAGCCGGTCCACAGGACGAGGCAGCCGCCCTCTTCGATCTCGGCGGCGTAGATCGGAGGGGTGGCGATGTCTTGCGCCGAGGTCGAGAAGCTGGCGTTGGCGGCGACCACGACGTTGGAGGGGTTCTGGAACTTCCCTCGGAAGGCTGCCATCTGGGCGGAGGTGTCGGCGTTGGCGACGCCTCCGGTGAACGTCACGGTGGGGGCGGATTCGCTCGAGCCGGCGACCTTGGCGAAGACCTTCACGTTGTCAGCGAGGCCGGCGACGATGCCGCCACCGGCGATCTCGGTCCAGCCGGTGGGGGCGTTGGGGTGTCCTGTGCCGTTGTTGCGGATCGCTGCGAGGATCAGCAGCAGGTCCCCTGCCTGGGTACCGGCCGGGACGCCGGGGGCGACGGAAGCGTTGTTGCCGTGGGCGGCGGTGCCGGCGGCGACGAAGGTGATAGTCGACGGGGCGATGTCGGTGACCGTGACGGTCTCGCCGCCGACCTTGCAGTCGAACGGGAACTGGGCGTCGTCTGTGGTCCACAGCGGCCCGTCGGTGACAGAGACCTGGAACGTGGTGTCGTCTGTGTCGACCGCGGTGGCGAGCTCGGAGCCGTCGGTGTCGGCTTTGCCGAGCACCGTGTCCTCAACGACCCCGACCGTCCATGGCCCCGCGGGCGAGCAGTTGAACTGGACGAGCAGCCTGGTGGGAGACACGGTGATCGTCCAGCCCTCGATGAGGAGATCAACGAGGTCGACGGGGTGCTGCGGCGGGAGGTTCTTCACCTGGACCCGGTCGCCGAGGCGGAGGCTGAGCACGTAGTCGATCAGGTGCGGGGCGGTGGTCAGGTCGACGCTGAGCGACGGGTACCGCATGCCCGGCCAGGTCCCGAGGTGCAGGCGCCAGGCGGCCTGCGCTTCGAGCTGGTTGTCGTCGTGGACGTTGACAGAGAAGTCGGCCTTGAACGAGTCCAGCGGTTTGGGTGGCGGGTCGGTGGTAGCGACAGCGAAGGAGCCACCCGGTCGGGTCGCTTTGACGACGTTGCGGCGGGGCACGTCGTCGCGTTGGGGCTCGAACGGGTTGGCGATCTCGTTGTTGGCGGCGTCGAGGGTGAGGGCCACCTGGTTGTAGAGCGATCGCCGAATGCGGTAGCCGAGGCCGAGGGTGTCGTAGAGCTCCTCGAGGATGCCGCCATCGGCCTGCGCTGCCTGGGTGAGGGCCTCGTAGAGGGTGGCGATGGGCTGTGGACCGACGAGCTCGGACACGACAGCGAACGGGGAGACCTCCACCGGGACGCCTTCCTCGAGGCAGAGGCGTTCGATGCGGGCGCCGGCGGTCTCCCCGTCGAACGCTGCGCCGGCGCCGCTGACGCTGCCGACGTCCTCGAGCCACCCGAAACCAAGGCCCGACGACACGATCGTCTGACCGAACGCCATCCCGTTGGGAGGCGCCGTGTCGAGAACTCCGACGCTGGTGAGACGGCCGACCGTGCCGGCGACTGAACCCGACCCACCGAAGGCGAAGCCCCCCACCCAGATCCAGGAGAACGCCCAGTCGATGTTGGCGCCGTTCTGCTTGAAGGTCAGCCCCCATCGGACCCAGCGCCCGAAGTCTTCGGGCAGGCTGACGACCCCAGCGCTGGCCGCCGGTATCTCGACTCCGTCGGAGTCGTAGCCGCGGACGATGACGGCATCGTCGTTGGCCGACAGCGTCCAACGGCGCACCGTGCCGGTGGTGGTCGCCTCGAAGATTAGGGTCTCGTCTGCGGGCCCGATCGCCGGGGAGGCGATGTACACGTAGTGGTCGATGCGCCAGTCGGTGAGGTTGCGGGCCGGGACGGTGGCTTTCCAGCCGTAGCCCTGGCCTCCGCTGACTGACGGCAGCGGCTTGGATGACGCGAGGGTGGAGTTCGAACCCAGCTCGATTGCTCCGCCGGGGGTGATCGAGGCGACGCCTTGGATGGGCGACGAGACCGAGGTGGCGCCGCGCTCCTCTTCCCACGGCCAGTAGGCGACGATCTGGGGCGCTACCTCGGGTGACGTGATGCGCCGGTAGAGCGTGGAGTCGATGGGCTGTTCGGTGCGCTGTAAGCGGCGGAGGAGACCGGAGACCGTGAGCGTGGCCCGGGCCTCGCCGGGGTGATGCTCGGTGGACTGGTCGCCGTAGGGCCAGGTCGGGCGGATGCCGCTGATCTGGCCCATGAGGACTGTGGTGCGGTCGGTGATCTCGGCGCCGCCGGCCATGGTCCACAGGCGCCCGGCGCCGTCGGTGAACGACGTCGCCCCGGGGGTCTGTCCGTTGAAGTTGGGGTTGGCGACAACGGCGCCGTTGAGGTCACCGGACCGGAACTCGGCTCGGGTCAACCGGCCGGCGTACGGGGGGAAGCTGGAGTTGGTGACGTCACCGATCTCGAGCGGCGCTGTGCTGGAGAAGACGGATGTCGTGCCGGTGTCGGTCTCGGTGCCGAGGAGGTGGGCGCTGGGATTAGCGCGGATCGCGGCGAGCGATGCTCCGGCCCAGAAGGTGGCGGTCCAGCCGCCGCCGCCGTTGTCGACGTCGAGGTGGACGTAGAAGGCCTTGGCGGCGGGCGGCAGGTCGACGGGTGAGACAGCGGTGTGCTCGCCGGTGGAGAGGCCGTTGGTGGACCAGCGAAGGTAGGGGCGGCCGAGCCAGAGGAAGACGAAGATGGATCGCTGGCCGCCGCCGGCGTTGAACTTCCCGGCGAGTTCGCAGTAGAGCTCGGCGCCTGGGTGGTTGATGCGGCCGAGGAACTCGAAGCCGAGGGTCCAGTCGCCGGTGATGTCGAGGCTGGGGTCGTCGGGGGTTGAGGCCCGTGCGGTGATGCCGTCGAGACGCAGCGCGGTGCCGGTGGGCAGCGTGATCCGTGCCGGGGTGCCTTCGTCGAAGTCGGGCCACCAGTCGGAGCGCGGGTCATCGGGGGTGTACCGGCCCGTGGAGTTGTTGAGCTCGAACGTGGCGGAGGAGGGCTCGGCTTCCTGGGCTTCGCTGGTGGCGCCACGTGTGATGGTGATCGACTGGGCGTCGAGGTCCTCGGTGACGTCGGTCCAGGTCCACGTGTTCGGGTCCGCGTCGACGTCGGCGCCGACTGCCAGTTCGACACGGAGGTCGATGCGGTCGACCTGCGAGGGCAGCAGCGACACCTACGCCCCCAGTGCCCGCTGCACGTTGCCACCACTACCGGCGAGGATCCGGCCGCGGAGCCAGCGCATGAACTCGCCTTCGCCGCCGGCGATATCGATCCGAAGTTGAGCCCCGGTCGCTGCAGCACCGGAGTTGATCACTCGCAGCTGCTCGGGGGTGAGAACGCTCTCCTTGTCTTGTAGGAGTGCGAGCCCCTCGCCGCCGGGGATGGCGGTGCGGAAGGTGCCGCCTTCATGCAGCGTCGGGATGTTGGGGGTGTTGAAGGAGTTGCCGCCGATCGTGGCTCCTCCCCAGCTGCCCGGCCCGGGCGGGTCGAACCCGGGGATCCGGATGGTCGGCAGCTTGAAGCTGATGCCATTCCACCATCCGATGATCGTGTTGATCACGGACCTGAAGGCGTCCTTGATGCCGTCCCACATCCCGGAGGCGGCCTCAGAGATCCGGCCCGGGATGCCCTTCACGAAACCGACGAGGTCGTTCCAGCGGTCGCGCACCCAGTTGAGGGCACCGGATGCGGCTTCCTTGATCGTCTCCCAGTTCCGCTTGATCAGCAGGACCGCCAGCCCGAACGGGCCGGTGAGGATGGCGAGCAGGAGCGGCCAGTTGTCCTTGACCCAATTGAAGACGTTGGAAATCCAACGCTTAATAGTATCGAAATGAATTATCACTAAAGCGGCGAGAGCGGCGATGGCTATGCCGATGGCGATGAGCGGAGCCATCGCGACCAAGGTCGCGATGGCTGCTGCGCCGGCCGAGATCGCCCACGCGACGAACGCGGGGACGAGCATCGTGAGGATGGCGATGCCGATGCCCTGCAGGACGGGCTTGTTGCGGGCAAGCCACTCGGCGAACCCGGCGAGCAGGGGCAGGACGAACCCAAGGGCCTTGCCGATGGCCATGATGACGGGCTCGAGGGCTTCCAGGGCGACGCCGAGGACGGCGGTCTTGAGCTTCACGAGCGCCTTGAACAGGCGGAGAGCTGGCGGGACCAGGGGGCCAAGGACCTTGCCGGCCAGCTTGGCGACCTGAGTTGCGTTGTCCCGGAACCCGCCCAGCGCGGTGCGGATCGCGCCGAAGACGGTGGACAGGGCCTTGGCGCCCTCGGCTGACTTGAGCCACCGGTCGAACGAACCGGTCAGCCGGTCGACGGTCCCGAGGATGTTGCCGGTCTTGAGGCCGATGGCGTCGAACACGGATCGGCCGATCGACCCGACGTTCTGGAAGATCGAGACCAGCGTCCCGCCGGTCTCGATCAGTCCCTTCACTGCGTCGATGCCCCGCTGGATGAAGTCCCGGATCGCGCCGGTCTTCTCGCCCTCACGGGCTGCCTCGGCGATCCGTGCCGTCAGCGAACGGAAGCCCTCCGAGAACCGTGGGAGGAACGTCGACCCGACCGAGACGACCGGTACGAGGGCCCGCACCAGGTTCGGCAGCCCGTTCACGACACCCTGGATGGCGTCCCGGGCGTTGAACATGGCGCCCGCCAACTTCACGGCGGTGTCGGGCTGGGCGAGGAATCCGGCGCTGCGGGAACCGGCGTTGCCGATGGCGGTAGCGATGTCGCCGAGCGCCTGCCGCACGACCGGCAGGTACCGCTCACCCAGCGGCTTGACGTTGTCGACGAGCGGCCCGAACAGGTTGCCCTGGACCTCGTTCTTCAGGCCCTTCAGCAGGGGCCGGAGATCCCGGACTTCCCGCATGAAGTCGCGTGCCGGTGGGGCAAGCCCCTTGATCGCCTCCTCGAAGTCCTCGGTGGAGGAGCCAACTTCCTTGAACGCGTCGGAGATCCCGGCGAGGCCGATCTTCACGGTGGCGAGCGCCAGCCCGCCGGTCAGCGCGATGGCAGGCAGAAGTGCCAGACCGGCGCCGAGGCCGGCGGCGATCTTCTTCCCGCCGGAGGCGAGGCCGACGGCCACCTGACCGAGGAAGGAGATGACGAACGTGCCTGCGGCCGCGGCGGCGAGGGGCTTCGCCCCAGAGGTCAGCAGGTTCTTGAGGGGACCCAGGACCGCGCCGGCGAACCGCTTGCTTGAGCCGGCCAGGCTTCTGTCAGCTCCGTCGTTGAACTCGTCACCGAACCCGGTGCCGAGGGCCTTGCCGAGCGACCCGACCTTGGACTTGGCGCCCTTCTTGACGCCTGCCGAGAACCCGGTGGCGAACTTGTCGCCGGCCGGCTGGCCTTCCTCGCCGATGGCGTCGCCGGCTTCTCTGCCGGCATCCCTCGACGGGTTGGCCAACCCGGACTTCAGCTCCTTGGCTGCCGTCTTGGCGAAGCCGCGGGCTGACGGGATGAGGCGGACGTAGCCGACACCGACTTCTTCGGCCATGTCACACCTCCTCTGCGGGCCCGAACCGGTCGAGCAGCTCGATCACTTCTTCGTTCGATCGGTCGGTGTGCCCTATCCGCTTCGGCTGCCGCAGCGGGGAGAACGGCTCGGGCCGGTTCGCTTTCTTGCCGGTGCGCTGCCAGTTGGCGAGACGGAGCTCGTCGATGATGAGGGCGAGCAGGTGGTCGGTCCGGGACCATCCGTCGCCGCCCTCAACCTGCGCCGTCAGGGTCGTCGGGTCGGCGATCAACGACCGCCACGACGCGGCCAGCAGGCGGACCGGTAGCCGGTCGAGGTCTACGCCTTGGCGGGCGAGGTCCGCTTGGACGGCTTGACGGCGCGACGGGTTGCCCGCGACGGCGACGGCGATTTTCCCGCCTCCTCCGCGCTGTCGAACCAGGCCTGGCCGAGCTGCAGCGAGATGTGCAGCGGCAGGTCCTGCATCGCCTCGAACCCTTCCGGCGATCGCTCCTCGAGCGGACCGTTGTCGCCTTCACGGATGCGGGCCACTTCTCGCTCGGTGAGCGTGAGAGGGTTCGGGAGCTCGTAGGTGTTGCCGTCGAGGCCGATGAACTCGAACGGCGGGTAGTCCTCGTCCGCCGATTCGGCGGCGGCTGCGCGTGCGTCGAAGGCCATGCGTGGAACTCCTTGTTGCGTGGATGCGGAGCGTGGATGGGTGTTGCCGTGTCGGACCGCGCCTCCACGCAAGGAGCACGGTCCGACACGGATCAGGGCGTCGGGTCCCAGGCGGTGTCGTTGCTGAACTTCTGCATCAGGTTCCCGGCGGCGTCCGGGTAGCAGGTGATCGTGATCGGGTAGCCGATCGGCTCACCGTTGGCGTACATAACGTCGCCGCGCTCGGTGATCTCGCCGTTGCCGACGAAGATCCGGACGAACTTGAGGCCGTCGATCACGTGCAGGACCCACATCGAGGGGTCGGCGACGACGGGCTTGACGTCGAGCTGGTAACTGCCGGCGACGGGCTCGGACATGGTGGAGCCGCGGTGGAACGTCGTCAGGGTGACGGCGTTGGTCTGGATCAGGGTCAGGCCGAGCCGGGACGTCGAGCTCGTCGTCGCGGAGCGCACGGTGGTGGCGTTCTGCCAGGCGACGATGTCGTCGACGGAGTCGTCGTGGCTCTCGGTCACGCCGTCCTCGGAGACGTAGCCGAGACCGACGAACGCTGCGGCGAGCGCCGTGACGGCGTCGGTGGGGGCGGTCGAGCCGAGGGGCGCCTTGTACAGCTCGCCGGTGATGCCCACCCGGACTTGGGGTGCAGACAGGGTCATGGTCTCTCCTATGTCGGTGCCAGGTGGATGGCGTCATCAGCGCGGATGGTGAGCGAGTAGGTGGCCCACGTCTTCGGGGTGCCGGTCTTGGCGTCGTCTTCTTGGCGGACGCCCATGAACTCGTCGACCCGGTAGACGGGGACGCCGCCGACGGTCTTGCCTGCGAGGGCCCAGAGCTTGGAGCGGATGTCGAGAGCGAGGGCCATGGCCTCGGGTTCGGTCGGCGCCCAGGTGAAGACGTCGAGCCGGGCCTGGTCTCGGACCGTGAGCGGCGTGCCGCCGACCCTGCGGACTTGGGCGAAGGTGGGCGGCCGGGGGTTCGGTACCCGGGAGACGACAGCGACCGGGGCCAGCAGGGGCTCGAGGTGGGTGACGACGAGGGCGACCGGGTCGGCGAAGGCCATGGTCAGCCGGCTGCGTCGATCGCACCGCCGAGGATCCGGCGGGACCGCTCGAGCGGTAGCGGGACGCCGAGCACGGTGGCGGACGCCCGGTTGGCTCCGACCGAGCTGTCGGCGACCGTGGACGGGTACGGGGCGTCGAGGCGCAGGAGCTCGGCGTCCGCGACGGCCTTCACTCGTAGAGCCCGTGCGTGGAGGTCCGCTCTGACACCGGTCGAACGCAGAAGGCCGCGCATCCCCGAGTGGTCGAGCTTGAAGCGTTCGAGTCCCATGTTCAGCCCTCCACGATCTGGAGCGTGGCTTCGAGGTGGTGGAACCCGGTCGGCGTGTACGCGGGTTCTGGTGGGCCGTCGACGGTGAACACGACGGGCCCGGACGGGTGGCCGGCCCATTCGATGCGGTCGACTGCGGCGATGTCCGGGTAGTTGGTGACCATCGTCCAGCGCTGCTCGGCGGGGTCTCTGCCGTCGGGGTGGTCCTCTGTCCGGGCCTGCTGCTGGAGCCACACACCTTCGGTGGCGGTGCCGGGGGCGAGGACTGTGCGGGTGGCTGCGACGCCGTAGTCGTGGGTGGTGTTGTTGTAGGCGTCCACGGTCTCGGCTGGGTGCACGACGGTGACGGTGTGCACCAGCAGGTGAGCGGGGACGCCCATGGTCAGGGGGTACGGGTGACGCCGACGGTGATGCTGGTGGTCGCCGAGCAGGTGGCGGTGCAGCGGCCGTTGGCGTCCTTGAACCGGCTGGCCGGCTTGATGCGGATGTCGGTGAAGACCCCGGCGCCGACAGCGATCACCTTGTTGGCTGGGGCGAGGCCGGGCTCGGCGGCGACGACGGAGGTGAGCGTCACGTTGATCGACCCTCCGGAGGCGTTCCTGACGTGCAGGGTGGTGTCGTCGTCAACCGGGAACGTGTCGCCACCCCCGGCAGGGGTCACGAACGTCACCGGGGCGCCGTCGATGGTCGGTTCGGCGACAGCGAGAAGGGCCATGAGTTCCTCCCGGAACGGTGATCAGCTCGCCGAGACGGCGACGGTTGTGGACCGACGCCGGTAGCCGGCCTCGGCGAGGAAGGTCTTGTCGGCGTCAGTGAGCCGCACGCTGGGCCCAACGGAGCCGCTCCCCTGCTGCAGCTGGTAGCTGTACGAGACGATCTGCTCGGAGACCATGCCCTCGACCTGCGACGGTGACGTGAGGGTCCGTGACGTCATCGCGCAGACGAGAGCGACGATGTCGTCGGGGGTCTGGGGATAGCCGTGGTCGTACGTGACCCGGTAGGCGTCGGCGTACCAGTTGCGGGTGACGGCATCAGGGTCGGCGTGGGCGGCAGCGAGGTTGATCTTGTCGAGCCCGTCCCAGCCCCAGCCGGTGAGCGTCACCTCGGGTTCGTCGCCCCAGACCGCGGCGACCGAGGTGACGGCTCGCACCGGCCGCCGGGGGAGCCGGATGACCATGCCGACCGGTCGAAGGACTGCGACGTCGTCGTCGACGAGGTCGAACGTCTGGCGGGTGTACCTGCGTATCAGCGCGGAGGCGTCTCGGAGGAGGGCCGGGGCCTTGGCTGCCTGGGCGTCCGTGAGGGGCCCGAGCCGGTCCTCGAGGTCGCTGACAGTGGCGAGAGGCGAGAGCCCGGGTGGTGCGTCGGGGCTGACGTCGAAGTAGCCGTGCTCGACGCCGGTCGGGGTGGTGGTCGTCCACTTCGTGTGCCAGCGGCCGGCGGAGGTGGCTGGGACGAGAGCTTCGTAGACGCCGGTCGACGGGTGATCGATAGCCGGGGTGGTGACTGCTCCGGCGGGATCGGTGACGGTGAGCACGACGGAGACCGGGTCGGTCAGCGTGCCGTCGACTCGGATGGTGGTGGTCACGGCGACGTCGTCACCGATGTCTGCAGGCATGTCACCTCCCGATCTGAACGTGCTGCTTGGCGGTGGCGGAGCTGGCAACGAGCGGGGCGGCTCGGGCCACGAACCGGGGCGGACTGGTTTCGATGTCGCCTGAGGTCAGACCGACCGCGTCCGCTGCTTGGCCGTGGCGGGCGTCAGCGACGACCAGGTGGTGGAGCTGGGTGAGGGCGACGGCGTCTGCGGTGTGGGTGTGGACAGCGTCGGCAACGACCAGGGTGATGCCGCCGACGGCGATGGTGACGTTGTCGGCGGCGTGCGTCTGGGCGCTGTCCTGCACCTGCAGGACGTGCACCTGGGTGAGGGCGGGCCCGTCGACTGTGTGGGCTTGGCCGGCGTCGCTGACGGTCAGCTGGTGGAGCTGGGTGAGCGCCGGCGAGTCGACCGTGTGTGCCTGGGTGGCGTCGGCCGGGAGCAGCTGGTGCGCCTGCGTGAGAGCGACGTTGTCGGTGGCTTGGTCCTGGGTGGCGTCCTGCACCACCAGCTGGTGGACCTGCGTGAGCGTCACGTTGTCGGCGCTTTGCGCCTGCGCGCCGTCCTGGACGACGAGGTCTGTCGCTGTGGCGGTGGCGCCCCGGATAGCGAAGATGGAGGCGACGCCGTCGGTGATCGTCACCCAGGCGGCGGGGTCTTGGGAGTCGGCGGTGACCACCCCGGTGCAGATCCCGACACCGGAACCGAACAGGGCGTCGTTCTGCTGGTTGTTCGGGTACGGCCACGTCGGCGTGGTCCACGACGCCGACCGGCTGAGCATCGACCCGTAGAGGGTCTCCTCGTTGCCCCACGGCGGGTCAAGGGCCGGCGGGTTACCGGTGTTGATCGCCGTCGCCGTGGCCGGCGTGGAGCCCGAGTCGTAGCCAGTGATCCGGAACGCCCAGGCGACCATCGCCACCGTCGCCGCCGACGTCACCTGCACCGTCGTAGGCGGCGAGGCGGGCATGATCCGCCAGGCGTGCGACTGCTCGAGCTGGTTGCCGGACGTGTTGTTGACGTCGAACAGCTCGGTCCACCCGGCCGGCCACGTGGCACCGATCGGCCGGTTCCGGCCGAAGCACAGCGCGACGTAGACGATGTCGCCCTGCTGGACGGAGGCGTCGAGGTTGACCGTCGGGTTCGACGTGAGCGACGAGACGAGCGTCTTGGTGACGCTGACGATCGTGGGGGCAGCCATCGGCTACCCGCTCAGGTCGGGTCGGCGATCTCGATGTCCCACGCCGGGATGTTCACGGTGTTGCCCGCGGTGAGCGCCTGGCTCGTGCATGTCGTGACGTACCGGACGACCGACCCGGAGACGGTCACGAGGGCGATGTGGTTCGCTGTGCCGGTCACGTCGACGGTCACGCCCGACTTGGCGGCGACCGTGACCTTCCGCCCGGACGTGTCGCCGTCGGCCTTCGTGAAGTCGGTGTTCGGAGTGACCGCCACGTCGGCCAGCGACGCCGCGACGATCTCGGCGTAGGTGGGCGTCGAGTCGAGCGTCGAACAGACGTGCATGACGTCGGCCTGGTCGATGTAGTCGAACGCTGCGTCCATGACGGCGTCGGGTGCGACCTTGGGCATCAGTCGCCGCCGTTGTCGTCCTGGGATGCCTTGTGGTCGTCGATCTGCTTGCGGATCGTCTCGACCTTGGCGTTGTGGTGAACCTTCAGGCCGAGGCTGGCCGCCTCAGCCCGGGCGGCTTCGAGCTCGTCGTCGACCGACGGGGCGGGGTCGTCGGTGAGCTCCCAGCCTTCGCCGGCGTACACGCGCCGGTAGGCGTCCTCGCTGGCCTCCTGCGTGACGCCCGACTGGGCGTTGAACATCGTGATCTTCTTGCCCATGCGGGCCTCCTTGCAGAGCGGGTCCGCTGCCCGCCGGGTCGGCTTGGGTTCGACCCGGCGGGCAGCGAGAGGAGGATCAGGCGGGCTTGACGCCCAGCAGCTTCCCGTGCTTCTTCTCGTTGCCGTACTTGAGGCCGACCTCGCCGTAGATCTGCGACCGTTCGGCCGAACCGACCTTGGCGAGGGGCTCGGCGAACAGGAAGCCCTTGCCGGGGACCGGCAGGAACACGGGGGCGCACTCCTCGAGCGACACGATCTGGATGGCGCTCGACGGCATGTACCGGTTCAGCATCACGTTGAGGGTGCCGAACTCGGTCATGATCGTCTTGACACTCACGCCGCCGACGTTCCGGGAGGTCTCCTGGTAGTTGGCGTCGGTGATGTACAGCTTCGACAGCGCCGGGGCCAGGAGGCTGTTGGTCATCAGCGTCGCGGTTTCGGACTCCGAGATGCCGCCGTTGTCCCACACGGTGCGGAGCAGGTCGTCGACGAACGCCTTGGTGAGCGCCACCGGCTCGTAGAAGTCGGCGGTGCCGTCCGTCGCGAACGTGATCGTCGCCCCGCCAGGGGTGGCGGCCAGGGTGAAGGTGTTGGCGTCGGGGGCCGTCTTCACGTAGTAGGTCTGGTTCTCGGCGAGGACCCCGACGGCGCCGCCGGTGACCGCACGGGCGAAGACCGGGTCGTTCACGGCGAGGCCGTGGCCGGTCTCGGTGACCGTCTCGTTGTCGGCCTCGATCGTCGAGGCGCCGTTGCCGACGATCACGGCCTTGTCGGACACGTTCGTGGCGGTCGCCTGCATGATGCCGCGGGTGCGGCGGGCGGTGGAGTTGTCGGCCGGGTTGTTGAACGTGCCGGCGATGAAGCTGACCTCGAGGTCCCGGGCGATCTGCACGAGGGCCTGGCGGGTCTGCCAGCCGAGCTCGTCGAGCACCGGGTTGGCGCCGGTGATCCCGACGGAGCCGGGGTGGCTGGAGCCGGTCGAGTTGAACTGCCCGGTGGCGGCCAGCTTCGTGTAGCTGACCTCGATCGCTTCCTGGTGGACCTCGACGACGTTGGTCACGTTGAACCGGACGCGCTGCTCGGCGGTGGGAGCGTTGGCGCCCTCGACCTTCTGCCGCAGCGGGTCGGCGGCACGGAGGTCGTAGCCCTGCCACTGGAACAGGGTGTGCGACGCCACCTCGCCGCCGGTGAGGCCGCCGATGGCGGACAGGAACGGCGTGTCGGTCGGGGTCGCGGCGAAGAGTTCGCCGACGTAGTTGGGCAGGTTGAAGGTCGTGCCCTGACCGGTGATACCAGCCATGGTGTCTCCTTGGTGTCGTCAGGGCGACGCCCTGTTAGGTGGTCTGCTTCTGCAGCTCGACGAGCTGCTGGGTCTTGAGCTGCCCCGCGGTGGTCCAGTCCTTCGCGGCTTCCGCGGCGGCGATCTGTTCCGCCAGCGTCTGCTGGGGCGGCGAGGGGAGGGCCCCGGGCCGGAGGTTCTCGACGGGGGTGCGACTGCCGCTGGGGCCTGACGCACCGGCGCTCGAGAGAGCAACCAGCCGCTCTGCCTGTCGGGTGAGGGTCTCCTCGTCCGAGCCGGTCAGGAAGGTCTCGGCGTCTTCGTCGCTGATCTGGTGCTTCGAGGCGATGCGGAACCGCAGCGCTTCCGCCCTGGCGGCGGCGGCTTCCTCGTTGGCCTTGGCCAGCTTCTCGCTGAGCTTCTGGGCTTCGGTCTTCTGCGCCTCTTCGAGCTTCTGCGCCTTCGCGGCGAGAGGCTCCAGCTCCTTCAACTGAGCTTCGATGGCTTGCCGGCGCTTCCGCTCAGCGGCGAGGTCCGCCTTCAGGCCGTCCTCGCCGCCGCCGAGACGCTTGATCTGCGAGCCGGACAGGTTGTCGGCCGGCGCCTCGGGCTCGGTGTTGTCGCCGGATTCACCCGTCCCGGGGGTTGGGGCTGCTACTTCGTCAGCCATCGCGGCTGCTCCTTTCAGGTGGTCGCCGTCGCGGCGGCCGTGGATCGTGCACGCCGGAACGCGGCCAGGGCATCGCGCCCGGACAGGCCGGCGGTGGCTGCCTCCCATTGGGTTTGCAGTGCACGCACCGACTCGGGTTCGTCCTCACGCTCGTAGAGCGGGACAGCGCTGCAGGTACAGCCGGGCTTGTGGGCCTCGAACGTCGCCGACTGCTTGGAGTAGACGGCGCCCCTGCTGGCGAGCATGGCGCAGAACGCACACGGGTTCGGGGAGTTGAGTTGCCGGCGGTAACCGACCATGACGTCGCTGTCGGCGAACGTGGCCATCACGGTGTCGCGGTCGCCGTCGAGCACTCTGCTGGCCGCGGTGCGGGACAGTTGGTCGGTCATCACCCGGAGGCTCGACTCCTCGGAACCGGAGCGGGCCATGTGGGTCTTGAACGCCACGGGTCCCATGATCCGCAGAGACGTGGTGACCTGGTCGCGGTCGAGGTCGGAGGCGACGGGGTCGAGAACGTGGCCTTCGAGGGCGGCGTGGCTGCGCAGGTATTTGACGGTGAGTTCGGCGCAGAGAGCGAACCCGGGGAAGACGATCTTCAGGATTGCTGCGGCATTCCGTGCCCACCAGGCGTCGATGTCGGCGGGATTGGCACGACGGGCGATAGTCCGAACCTTCGTGCCCGCGACGCCGGCCACTTTGGCGACGTCCCGTCGGTGGATGGTGGTGAGCCGGTCGGCTTGGGCCGTGGCCATCAGCTCGACTCGAGCGCCGCCGCCTCACCCTCGGGCAGTCGCAGGGTGACCGGCACGGCACCGGAAGACTCGAGCCCGTCGAGCCCGACCTTCTTAGCTGCGGAGTTGAACTCGGCGCCGGTGCGGATGAGAGCACCCATGGCGTCGGCCTTCGCCTTGATGTCTTCGGCCTCCGACGGGGCGCCGGCTTCCCCGGAGGGGAGCTCGGTGGAGAGCATGCGGGCCTCGTGCATCTCCTCCCACAGCTGCAAGTCCTGGTCCGTGACGCCGGGGATGCGCTCCCACAGGGCGCGGGGCGGGATGTCGAGTTGGATGGCGAGCTTGCCGAGAGCGTCGGCGACCTGGGCGAGGGAGCGGGGGGTGGTGTCGCGCCACACGACCTGGGCGGAAGTGTCGTTCCAGGCGTCCTCGTCGCCCATCGCCAGACCGCCGAGGCGAAGCATCTGCTCGTGCGACTCACCGAAGCTGGTCTGATGGTCGGCGACCTTGTGGCCCTGCCCGGACTCGAGGGCTGCAAGCGCCTCAGCGGACAGGTTCGAGATGCCGGAGCCGACGAGAAGGTTGTGTGGCGGCGTCTGCGTGACGGACCCGACGAACAACAGGGCCTTGTCTCGAGAGTCGAGGTAGCCGTCGAGGTCGGCCTGGTCGAACTGCCCGAACTTCCCGTCCGGCGACTCGTTCTGCCAGACGCCGTCGGGCCCGGCGAGGAACGGATTGATGTCGTTCCCTTCCTCGTCCTGCTCGATCGCCATGCCGGTCGCCCAGCGCTGCAGGAACGCCTGGAAGTTCTGGGTCCACAGGAGACTGAACGTGGTCTGGTTGAGCTGGCGTTGCAGCGGGAGGATCGGCTCAACCTCACCGAGGGACTCGCCGTCGACGTCGTACTCGTTGACGTACCGGACGACCGGGCAGACGCCGAGGCCGTGCTCCTCGGAACGGGTGACCTTCGAACCTTCGCCCGGCGTGATGATGACCTGGTAGACGTGGGTGTCGTCCCAGATCCGGGCGTTCACCGGGGCAAGCTGGGACGCCGCGTTCACAGCGGGGTCTCTGCTGAGCGCATCCGGTAGCTCGACGGTCATGGCGTAGCGGGGCCACTCGTCGTTGATCGGGTCCTCGTACAGGGCTGTGAGGCGAAGCGGCGAGTAGGGGGTGACGACCGGGCCCGGCTTGCCGGGGAGGACGGTGGTGTACGCGAAGCCGTAGTTGGCGGCGGCCCGGTAGATGCCGGACTGCCGTGCGTCCATCCGGTTGCGCTGCCAGACGTCGTCCCAGATCGGCGAGTTCTCGGCTTGGCGGGCGGGCCGGTAGCCGTCGACGAACAGGTTCTGCACGAGGCACTTCACGACCAGCGGCAGGACATTGAACCGGGCCTGATCGACGAGCATCCGGTACTCGGGGGTGACCTTCGCTGGGAGGTAGATGTCGTTCGTCTGGTTCTTGACGTAGCCCCTGATCACCTCCAGCCGGGGCCGTTCGGCGAGCCGGGCGCGTTGGAGGACCGTGGTGACCTCGGCCAGCTTCTTCTCGTCGAGCGGCATCGGTCACCTCACCAGCTGCGTACACGGCCGGGCTGCTTCTTGGGGGTGGCGGGTGGGCGGTTGAGCACGACCCGGCGGAGCATTCGGGCGCCGACGGCGCAGACAGCGAGATCGATCTTCCGGGTTGACTCGCGGTGCCGTTTGGCGAGCGACACGCCGTACCGGTTCGGTGCCCGACGGGCGTTCTTCATGTGCCGTCGCATCGCCGGGTGGCCGTCGTAGGTGATCTCTCCCGCCTCAAGCTCGGCGGTGAACCTCATCGCTGCTTCGGTGAACTGTGCTGTGCGGGCCGGCGACGACATGTCCCACATCACCGAGTGCCGGTTGTCGCCGGACTGCACTGCCCAGTGCGTGAACGTCGTGCCGTAGTCGCGGTGCCAGCCGTCGATGATGCCGTCCCACCAGCCAGTGTCGTCGGCGTCAACGGCGTGCGACGGGTCGGCGTAGAACGCCAGCGCCCCACCGCGGTCCAGGACAACTCGGACTGTCTGGTCGACCTCGTTGCGGTCGACCGTCCAACCTTGGCCGGCGACTCCGGCGGGTCGCTGCCACACTCCAAGAGTGATGACGTGGCCGTCGGTCATGCGGCACGCCGTGAACCCGGTGGCATCGTCGGACTTCGACCCGTCGAAGAAGAGCACGAACTCGTCGCCGAGCTCCCGGTCATCGACGGCTGCGGCATCTACGTCTTGAGGTGTCAGCCATGCGTCCTCTCTGTCGCGCCAGCTCCTCGGCCTGGGGGTTCTCGAACCGCTCCCTGACCTTCACCACGCCCGCGGAGAAGTCGAGGCGGCGGAACTTGTCGAAGGGGTACTGGGCGATGAGGCTGGCCCCGGTGTATCGCTGGGTGGCGAA